CGCGGCACGGGATGACGTCACGTTGCGCCTCGCGCGCAAGGTGGCAAACGCAAACGACACGATGACGGGCGACGCGCTGGTGGTCGGACTGATCGTTGAGTACGCGAGCTGATGTCTCGTTCGTTTGACGGTACAAGCGGAAATTACCTCAACGTTGAAACGCCCGTTGTAACGGCGCCGCCGTTTTCGATGTTTGCGTGGTACTACTCCACGAGTGCGAGCCAAGATCAGACGCTAATCTCAATTGGTGGGGCAAACAGCGCGTTTACTGAGCCTCGGGGATTTAAGCTCGCCATCCTGACTGGTGGTGGCGCTTATTCAGCCATATATGCGGAGACTCGGCAAAACAACACAATTCCAAGGGCAACAAGCACTACGGCTCCCACTGGAAGCGTTTGGCAGAACGGGTGCGGTGTCTGGTCTAACACCGCCGACCGCAGTGCGTACCTCAACGGCGGCAGCAAGGGCGTGCAGTCGCAAACCCAAGGGGTAACAGCGGGAGACCTAAAGCGCACTGCGGTGGGCTTGACGCGGGAACTGGGCAACTTCGCGGGCATTATCGGCCAGATCGCGCATCCCGCGATCTGGAATGTCGCGCTTACGGACGCCGAAGTAGCGATGCTCGGCGCGGGCATCAGCCCGCTACGAGTGAGGCCGCAGTCGCTGGTCATGTACCTGCCGTACCTCGGAAGGAACGGCCCCGAAATTGACATTATCAACGGGCGCACGCTGGCGGTGACGGGGGCGGCCGCCAGCAGCAACGAGCCACCCGTCCGCTTCCCGCTCGGCATCAACTGAGACCCTCATATGCTGACCTCTCACTACCTGATCACGCACCCGCCAATGGAGCCCGTGACGATCGACGCCGCGCGCCAGCACTGCCGGATTGACGGCACCGCGGACGACGTGCTGGTCGGGGCGCTGATCGTGGCAGCCCGGCAGCACGTCGAGGCGGTCACCGGGCGTGCGTTGGTCACGCAGACCTGGGAGCTCCGCATTCCTCATTTCGAGGAACGCATCGAGCTCCCGAAGGCGCCGGTGATCTCGGTCACCTCCGTGACCTACATCGACCCCGCCGGCGCCACGCAAACGCTCGACGCGAGCAACTACCAGCTACTGGCGGGCGGTGGCAGCTTTGCCCAGCCTCCCGCGCTGGTCGAGGCATACGACCGGACCTGGCCCTCTACGCGCGGTCACCACGAGGACGTGCGCATCCGGTACTCGGCAGGCTACGGCGCACCCTCGGCGGTTCCTGCGGGCTTGCGGCAGGTCATGCTGCTGCTCATCGCCCACCTCTACGAGAACCGCGAGGCGACCGCTCCGGTCGCCCTGCAGGCGCTGCCGCTCGGGGTCACGGCGCTGGTTTCGCCCTACGTCGTGTTCGGCTGATGCAGGCCGGCCGACTGCGTCACCGGGTCGAGCTGCAGCGCGCGACCGACGCGATCGACGCCTACGGTGACACGACGCCGACTTGGGCGACGCTGGCGACGGTCTGGGCTGCGGTCGAGCCGATCAGCGGGCGCGAGTATTTCCTCGCGCAGCAGACGAATTCCGAGATCAGCACGCGCATCACGATCCGCGCCGTGCCGGGGGTGACTCTGACCCCGAAGGACCGCATCCGCTGGGGGTCGCGCCTGTTCGACCTGCAGGCGGTGATCGACCGCGACGAGCGCGGCCGCGAGCTGCAGTTGCTCGTGATCGAGAGGGTCGGCTGATGACCATAGAGACCGAGATCAAGATCGAGGGGCTGGCCGAGATCGACGCACGCCTGGCAGAACTGGGTGCGCTGGCCGGCAAGAAATTGCTCACGCGCGCGGTTCGGCGCTCGCTGTTCCGGCTGGAGAAGACCACGACCGGCAACGCGAACGCGATCAGTCGCTCGGGCGCGCTCGCCCAGTCGGTCAAGATCGTAACCGCCAGGCCAAAGGTGACCGAGACCGTGGCGGTTCAGGTCGGGCCGAAAAAGCGCGACCGCCGAGCGCTGGCGCTGCGGAATATCTACTACCGCCGCAAGGACAAGGGGATCTTTTACGGTCACCTGGTCGAGTACGGCCACCGCATCGCCACGCGCGCCACCGGGTGGCTGCGCAAGGGCAAGCGCACGACGGGCGCCGGCGGGACGGCAAAAGGCAGTGTCCCTGGCAAGCCGTGGTTCAGGCCAGCCTGGGACGCGACGCGCGCCGGGATCGTGCCCGAATTCCGCCGGGTGCTGGCTCAGGGTCTCGCGCGCATCGAAAAGCGCAACAAGCAGCGCACCGTCGACCGCGAGCGCCTGGTGGACCCATGAGCATCGAGAACGCCCTCATCGCGAAGATCGCCGCGCTCGCGACCGGCGCCGCTGCCCGCGTCTACCGCGAGGTGATCGTGCAGGAGCCGGTCCTGCCTGCAATCGCCGTCTCCCGCATCTCGGGCGCCGGCATGGCCCGCACCATCGCGAACGCGCCGCTACTGCAGCGCGCCGTCCTTCGCGTCGAGGTCGTCGGGGAGACGATGGCGCAAGTGTCGCCCGTCGCCGCCGCGCTGGCCGCTGGCCTCGATGGCTGGCAGGGCACGCAGGGCGCCGTAACGGTGCTCATGTGCCGGCTGCAGCAGCAGCAGGAGCAAGCCGACGCCGAAGGTGACCGCACGTTCCGCGTCGTTCAACAGGACTACGACTTCATATACCGCTGACGACGGCTAACCCGCCGCCAGTTTCGCCCCATAGCCCGCCTCGTGCGGGCTTTTTCATTTCTGGAGATAGCCCATATGACCGCTCTCGTTTCCGTCGGGACTCTGTTCAAGATTGGCGACGGCGCCACGCCCACCGAAGTGTTCGCCACCATCGCCCAGGTGCAGGAGATCAAGTGGTCAGGGCTGTCGAAAAAGATCCTCGACATCCCGGTCCTCGGCCAGACCTACCCCATGCGGAAGATCACGTCGGACGATCCGCAGAATGTCGAGCTCAAGCTGCTGTTCGACCCGGCGATCGCGCCGCATGAGTCGTTCCGCACGCTGCTGGCCGCCGGCACCGAGCGCAATTTCCAGATCATCCTGCCCGACTCGAGCGCCTACCAGATCGCGTTCGGGGCGTTCGTGACCAAGTTCGAGCTGGACGCGTTCACCGGCGAGGGCTCGGAGATCGTCGCGAATGTCACGCTCGAGCTGACCGCGGCGGCGACCATCACCCCATGAGCCGCGACCTGCTCAAGGCGCAGCTCGTCGACCGACTGCGCCTCGTCTCGGTCCGCTCGATCGAGATCGCAGGCGGGCCTGTGTTCGTTCGCGGCCTCACGGGCGCCGAGCGCATGGAGCTGCAGGCGATCTCGTCCGCAGCCGCAGCGGGTGGCCCGGCGATCGGGGACTACATGGTGGCGGCAATGGGGCTGTGCGACGAGCGCGGCGACCGGCTGTTCACCGACCCGGTGGAGCTGGCCGCGCTGGACGGGGCGTCCGTTGCGACGATCGCCCGCGCAGTGCTCGAGGCGTCGGGCCTGGCTGAAGGGGACCGGGAGACCGCCGCAAAAAACTGATCGGCGAGCCGGAACTGCTGCTCTGGTTCCGTCTCGCCTTGCAGTTCGGCCGGCCGGTGTCCGAGCTGATGCAGCAAATCAGCTCGGCTGAGTTCGCCTACTGGGTCGCGCTGTACGAGCTGGAGCCTTGGGGCTACGACGCCGACATGTGGCGCGCCGGCCTGGTGGCAGCGGCTACGGCCAACACGGCGGGCAAGAAGCGCAACGGGCAGCCGTTCCGTCCGTCCGACTTCATTCCGCAGAAAACGAAAGCGCCAGCCGCGGGGCAGTCGCTCGACGATCAGCGTCGAGTGCTGCAGGCGATGGTGGGGAGTTTCAATGGCTGATATCGGCACACTGGTCGTCCGCATGGCCGCGGACTCCGCGAAGATGCGGACCGACCTTGACCGCGTGCAGAAGAAGCTGCGCGAGACCACCAGCATCACCGCGGGCCTGTCCTCGTCGTTCGGGCGCCTCGGCGCGGTCGTGGGCGGGGTGTCGCTGATCGCGCTGGTTAACCAGGCGCTGCAGGCGGCCGAAGCGCTGCAAAACGTGTCGATCCAGACCGGGATCTCGACCGACGCACTCCAGCGCCTGCAGTTCGCTGCGGGGCTGTCCGGGGCGTCGCTTGACCAGGTGTCGGGCGCGGTCACGAAGATGCAGAAGGCGCTCGTGACCTCGGGCGAGGGCAGCCAGCAGGCTCAGGAGGCGCTGGCCCGGCTTGGCCTCACAACCTCGGATCTGCTGGCGCTCGCACCCGACAAGCAGTTCGAGCGCATCGCGGTGGCGATCGCGAGCATCGACGACCCTGCGCAGCGCGCGACCGCGGCGGTGGGGCTGTTCGGAAGGAGCGGCGCCGAGCTGCTGCCGACCCTAACCGCGCTCGGTGAGAATGCGGCGACGGTCAACCAGCAGTTCGCGGAGCTGGGCGGGCCCGTGTCTGAGCAGGCAATCGCCGGGGTCGATACCCTGGGCGACTCGCTCGACACGCTGAAGGTCGCCGCCGGGAATCTCGGCATCGAGATCCTTGCGCTGGTATCAGGGCCGCTGACCGCGCTGGCCGACAACCTGCGGCAGAACATTGGAGAGCTTCGCGCGCTCGCCGGCAGCGGCGGCGAGATGGAACAGCTCGAGCGGCGGATGCGGACGCTGCAGGACATGCGCACCGATACGGTCGGCTCGACGATGGTCGGAGAGTTCGGCGGCGGGTTCGCGCTGCAGGGCATGTTTGCCCGCACCGAAAACGGCGTGATTGCCGTCCGTCGCCAGATTGCCGGCCTCGAGCAGGACGCGATTGCCGCGGCGTTTAAGCTCGAGGAAGTGCGCGTCGATCTGCCCGATCCGCAGGTTCCCAACTTTGGCGCGCCCGTCGGCGGCAAGAAGGGCGCACCCAGCAAGCCCGAAATGTCGCCCGCTGACCGGCGCGCAGCCGCTGACGCCGAAATGGCCGCCGGCCTAAGCCTCGACGCCGGCCTGTACCAGGCGAAAGAACTGGCGCTCGACCAGCACCTGCTGAACGTCGCGATGGCCGAGAGCCAGTCCGCGATCGAGCGGATGCACATCGCCAGCGACCTGGAGTACTTCCGCGCCGACGTCGCGCAGGCGTTCGGGCTGCAGACGCTCGATTTCGAGACGATCAAGAACCAGTCCGTCCTCGACCTTGCGGGCGAACTGTTCACCGCGCTGGGCGGGGAGTCCTCCAAGCTGTTCAAGATTCAGAAAACCTTCGCGATCGCGAACGCGATCATCGGGACGGCCGAGGGCATCACGCAGGCGCTCAAGCTGCCGTTTCCCGCGAACCTCGCCGCGGCCGCAAAGGTCGCCGCAGCCGGCGCGATTCAGATCGCAAAGATCAAGGCCACGAACCCAGGCGGCGGGGGCGGTGCATCGCCGTCCATCTCGGGCGGCGGGGGTGGCGGTGGCGCTGCGGGTCAGGCGCTGCCGGACCGTGTGCCGGCGCTTGAGCAGCAGGCGCCGCAGCGCATCGCCCAGGTCGTGGTGCAGGGGAACCTGTTCAGCGGGCGCGAGACGGCGGACTGGCTGATCGAGCAACTGTCGGACGCCGTGAACAATCGCGACGTGGTGTTCATCAGCGGGGCAAGTCGGCAAGCCGGCGCCATTTCGGAGTCCGCATGACCGCTGCCGTTTACGTTGCGAAGCGCTCGCTGATCGCCGGGCACACTGCGGCCGTCGAATACTCGATCGACCTGCGCGTGGTCGAGGGCGGCCTGCGCATCGGTCGGAAGGTGGGGTCTACGACGCAGCGCTCGATCTCGGACAAGACCGAGACCCTGTATTTCTACGGGAAGGCGACCTACCAGGTGACCGCGATCGTCTTCGGGTCCACCGAGCGCCTTGCGCTCGAGGAGTTCCTGCACTCGACCGAGGGGCAGGAGGGCTTCACGTTCTCGCCATACGGCACGGTGGCAACGCTGGGGGCGACGCTGTCCGCAAGGCGCAGTGATGGCGCCTACGAGCTCGAGCGGCTCGACTTCACGGGCGCGACGCCTGCCGAGGACGCGATGCGCGTCTCGTTCGCGATCGAGGCGGTCTGATGCGCACTGACTCGCTCGCCTTCGCCGCGCTGAACGCCGGCAACAGCAAGGAACCGCGGTATGTGGTGCGCATCACCTACCCGGTGGACTCGCTGTA